GTTTATCTCCATTACCACTATTATAATTTAAAATGTTATCAAAATATCTAGAACCAACGGCTGGTTTCCACCCTCTAGATTCAATAAGTAAATGGTTTTCCGCCACTTGGTAAGTGTTGTGATGTGTTTGCCCAGTTTTACCAACACCAACTATTACTTTTTCAGTAGTTCCAGACGAACCAATAGAATTAACAGTATATCCTGTTTTAAATCTATAAGCACTAGCATAATAAGATATTTTGCTAGAAATATTAGCATAATATTTGTTGTCCTTTGCATTAGCAGTGCCAGTATTAGCATGTGTAGTTTGATTATATTGCCCTTTTTCCATATTAATTATTCTATAATGAGGACTACCATATTTTTCAGAATATGTATATGAGTATGGGCTGACGCCACTTTCTTCAGATAGTTTATAATGAATGGGATAATCAAACGCACATATTCTATCATTATTTAGTGAGGAAGTAATACCTCCCGTAAATCCATCCAACGTAGTTTGACTAATATTATCAGTGATAGTATTATTTCCACCTAAACCAGCGGTATCTTGAGTTAATGTAATTAATTGTGGGCCATTGGCCTCAGTAGGAACATCAGAAACTGTAATCTTCCCATTATGTCCATTGGCATGTTCAATGGCTGCTTTTAACTGAACTAAGAAGGCATTTTGAGTAACTGGGCTTGATGATATATTAATTGCTACTGCTATACCACCTGCAAGACCTGCACCAGCCGTGCTTGCACCAGTATCAGAACCAGAAGATAATATGTCACCTGTGGCAACGGAAGTAAGATAATCATCTACTATAACATATTTCTTTTCAGTATCATCAGTAGATTTGATAGTCATATATTCTTTTTCAGTTGGAACAGTGGTTGAATCTCCATCAGCCACAATAATAGTAGCAGTAGATTTAACTGCATCTACCTCCATTATTAAAGGACTAATTAAAGATATTATTTTACCACCGTGTAAATGAGCACCATTTAAAAAATTTAATTCATGGGTTAATTTACTACTTTCACTGTATGTAGCACTATTTGCCCCATCAGTGTATTCTAAAACATTCACTTCTCCAGTAGATGTCCCATCCCATGCTCTATCTAAAAATATTTTAATAGTGGTATGGTTATTATCAAGAACAGCCTGACGTAAAAAACCCTGAAAGGTGCTACCAATATATACTGGCTTGCCATGATATTTTCTTGGGTCTGCAATACTAGACAATACTTCAGAGCCATCTGTTAAACTAACATTAGCCCAACCCAATTGAGGGCTTCCTCCTCCAGAATAAACACCAAGGGTGCCTAAAGTTGTAGTAGAAAAGGTAGTATCTTGAGTATTAGCATAATTAACATCTACTCTTCCTAAAGTTAAAGGTAAATATGGGGCCACTTCAACAATAGTGGAATTAGTTTCTTTACTAACGTTTAATATTGTAAAGTCAATTAAAGTATTAATAGTATCAAACGAAGAATATGTTTTAGAAGAAGCATTATCATCTAACCTAGTTTGAAACGCATATTCACTTTTTATTTGATTAGTATCACTGATGTAATAACCAACCGAACCTGCAACACTAACACTAGAAGAACCAACTAAATTAGTATCTTCTGCACCAGAACTAGTTAATTTATATCCACTTTCAAAAAAGATACCTTTACCAGACGCTCCAGTTAATGATGATGCTGAATCAGTAAACGAATTAGAGTTCAAGGCTTTATTAAAAACATAGTTTTTAGTGTTAGCAGGAACATAATAAGCAGTGGGTCTACCAAAATAGGTAGGGGCTTCAGCCCTAGATGTTTGTGTTAAAGTCGCAGTTTTGGCTGAATCATCATAAGAAGAAACTTCTCCAGCATAACATAATGTTCCATCATCATATTTGAAAAATATTTTATCCCCTGCTACGGGGTCATAATCTTCACCACCTACTACTGGTTGCATTGCCTCATCGGCACCCCCACCTGTATCAGTTGTGTTTTTAGTTCTGAAATGAACAGTTGCGGAATCAAAATAACCATAAACATAAACCCCTAAACTAATAATTTTTTGAAAAGGACTATTACTTGAATAAATTATATCTTGTGAAAATCTAGCATTTTTATTTAAAATTGGAGAAATCAATTTACTAAAATTACTACGACCAGATAATTCCATTATGGTCTGCCCATGTTCTTTATAGGAATCTATTTTTTCTATTTCTCCACTAAACCTTTCAACTTCAATAATATAACTACCACTTAAATAATCTAGAGCCGTAGTAGATGTATATGATTGTGAATCAAAACTCAAAGTTAATAATTTGGTATCTTTATTAGCGGCGGTTACAGAAGCCTCTAATAATCCAAAATCAGAACTAATAAACTTAACATATAGATTAGTAAACCTACTATCTACAAAATTAAAATCTGTTAATAAAGTCCCATCTGTATTGTTCCACGCTCTACGGTAAATAATATCATCAGCACTTAAGGTATAGGAAGAAGTTCCAAATATAGATTCTGAATCAATTCTATTATATGTTTCAAAAGTAATATCTTGCTGAAAAGAAGAAAAAGCATCAATTGTGTTCACTACCAATATTGTTGAACCCACCTTAACTTCATCTCCTACATTAAATAAAGTTCCTAAATCAAAATCAGTATAGAAAGTATATTCATTACCAGTAACATTTGATTTGACTTTAGCCCCTAAAGCCATCCAATCATTAAACTCAGATTGATACAATCTATGTCTAGCCCGATAAGGAGTGAAGGTTTTCAATTTCTTGGGCATCATTCTAAAAGTGTCTACTATTTTAGTTTCGGCAAAAGAACCTCTTCTTCCAGTAGATTCATAAATATGAGCATCGAAAACATTTGGTGTGAAATTAGATTTAGTGGGTGAAAAATCATAATATAAATATCTATTTGGGCCAGTTATTTGTCTATATGCTGCATCACTTTGAGGTGCGGCATGTGATGTAGTAATATAATCAGTGGCATCTCTTCTAGAATTAGGAAAACAACTATTATTAGCATCTAAATTAAATGCTGTAAGTGGTAAATTTTCATTGCAAGTCCCTGAACCATTGTTAGTAGTCGGATTATCTAATGTTCTGAGGTTATCAACCATTTTTACTTTAAGAGAATATTTACTGTAATCTATTATAGAATTAGAATAATCTTGAGAAGTAAGAATAGGGGTTTGGTCAGTCGAAATAAAAGCATTAGAAAAAGCGAGACACATATCATGTTTAACATTATACCTTGTATTATGATTTAATTCATTATTTTTATCTAAATAATCATTAAAGAAATAGAACAAAGGAGAAGCACATACAATATTATCTTCTATTGTATTTTTTAACCCAACTGAAACGGCAACAGGGTGGTTTGTAGTGGGTATTTCAAGTCTCCAAATTTGGAATTTAGTGTCTCTTGGTATTTCACTACCTAATTTTGGTTCAAATTCAAAAGCATCACCAGTAACATCTTCATTAATAAATTCAGTAATCTTAGCAACATGATGTTGTAAATAATCATCCGAATAAACTAACACAAAATAATAATGTGTGGCTAAATTAAAATCTCCCCCACTTAATTGAACTCCCCTTTGTAGGGTATCATCAAAACATTTTATTCTGAACCCTTTAGTATTCGCTAAATTAGAATGTTCCATTCCGCATATCAATGTAATACCCGATGCCTGTGTTGTAGTAATAATATTAGAAACACGAAAGGTAGTGCCTGATAATATTTCAGTAACTACTGTATCATCAGGAATATCAGTAACGTCTTCATTTCTTTTAATACTACAACCAATGTATAAATCATCAGTGTCGTCAGCGGTAGTAATTACTTTTGTGCCGGCATTATAACCACAATTGTTTAAATTAAATCCACCCATTGCAGTAAATGTATTTACATTGGATGCAGGATTCCACTCAAAATCAGGCTGAATAAGAGTTAATAATCTACTTGCTGAAATATTAACATTGGTGTCATTACCACCATTAACAGTAACAAAGTGAGGATTAGTAGGCACATCATAATTAACTTTACTAAACGTAAGTGGAACAGAAGTAGCGGTAGCAGTAGCCGCTCTACTTAATGTAATCTCAGTAGCCGATTCAACGGAAGCAA